ATGCGCCGGTCGATTTTGAGGTGATGATAAATCGGCTGTTCACTGCGTCCCACGTCACATTAGCCGTGCTCAGCTTCTCCGCAATCCGCGCGGCCACGCCGTTCAGGTTGGTTTCTGCTGAGAAATCTACGGCTGTGATCGTCTTGTTGGTGCCGTCGATGCTGATTTTCATCGCGCCATCGGTCACCGATGCCCAGGTGCTGATCGCCTGCTGCGCCGGCGTCAGAATGGCACAGCGCAACAGCGCCGCCTGGTCTTCTTTAATCCAGCGGCCGATGTACAGCGTACGCGGCTGCGGCGTCTGCTGGAAATACAGGTTAGCGGCCTTGTACTCCGGCGCCTCCATACCGAAATCCGCTCCGACGTCGGTAATGCCAGAATAGCTACGCATGCGCTGACTGCCGTCAATGACATCAGAGCCACCGACGATCAGCAGCGCGCCAAAGTTGCGCCCCTGTGCAGCGCGCAGCGCCATATTCACCGTCACATTGACGATGTTAGATACAGGTAAGCCCTGTGACATAGATTATTCTCCGAAGAATTGAACCGGTGCTTCCACCAGCGACTTGATGCCGTACTCGCGGATCACTTTGCGACGCAGGCGCACGGCGATGTCATACCGGCGCACCCACTGGTTGTTGATGAGTTCTGGAAGGTTGAATATCCGCCCACAGTCGAGCAGGGTCAGATCGCTGTTTTTCAGCTCGTCATTGTTCTGCGAGACAAACAGGCCATCACGGAAACGGGTTGCCACCGTCATTCCCTGCGGGCCATAGAAGCACACCAGAATATCGATGGTTTCGTGCGACCACTGTTCGGCGTTTTCAGCGCCCTGGATATACGCGGGGTTGGCATCTTCCTGTACGCCAGTAATGCCGAATGCGCACCAGGTGGTGCCGTTTTTCGGTATCTGCGGTTGAGGGTCAGTCCAGCGCGGATAAACGTTGTCTTTTTCCATGCCGGTGACGCCGCGGATCCACCGACTGATCTGGCGCTCCAGCGCTTCGTCGTAGGTTGGCCCATCACTGACCGGCGTCAGGTATCCAGGCGCTGTGCTGTCATTACTCATGGCCTACGCCTCATCAAGCAATTCACAATGAGCCTGCACAAACCCAGCGCCATAGCGCGTATACGGGTCAACCTTCGTTACACGATAGCTATACCCCTCATACGGCACGATATCGGCATCTAATCCATCACGATTACCGCGCGTAAGCCGGAATTGCGTCACGATGAGAATGGCGCCGGCAATGTTTTGCCCGGCAATCATTCGCTGCGCTTCCAGTGAGCGATCTACCGTTACCACGCCAGCAAACGGTATTTCCTGCGTGGCGTTAGTTACAAAGTTATCCTCATCCCTGCTTTGCACCTGACGCTTGCAAACCAGCGTCGCGTCGCAAAAGTCAGGGTCAAGAAGAACCTCGGTCACGTCAAGAAGTGGCATTATTTACTCCTTACCACGTAAGTGATTGAGCGCAGCAGATAGCCGTGAGCATAGAGCGGTTTGTCGCCGGGAATGCCCCTGGCGCGCCGGTTAGCCTTCGTCATCTCAGAGAGAGGGTGAAGCCTGTCACCGGCACCAATGACCGCCTTGGCGCCATCCCGCGCAATCTGCCCAGCGCTTTCAAACTCCCGCTGCGCTGCCTCCGTTTTGCCGTTCAGCGCAGCCACGGCCGCTGCCTTCAGATGCTCAGTGGTTCGTGGCTTGGTGTCCTCGATACCCATATCCAGAAACGGGCGCGGTGGTAGCGTGACGGTTTGGCCGCCAAGCTGCACCGTGGCGCCTGTAGATTGCAGATAGCCGATCTCCGCGTTGTTCAGGCTCTCGCCATCCTCACGCGTTGCATTAGCCTCTGGAATGCCCACCAGCACATCCATTTTTGACAGAGAGCGCAAAGACGACAGCACCGATTCTGCGTTGTCGTTCCTGACCTTGAGTCCGCTTTTCATAGCTGCCTACCGCCTGCCCCGAACATCGTAATCAGTTGCCAGAACTCCGCGCCGTAGCGAGTGTTATTCCAGAATCCAGCATCAGGGTTAAGCGTCGCGCTTGCGTCATAGCTCACGCTGACCTTATCAACCGATTTTGATGTCTGGACACCGCTGGATGCACCGCCCGCGCCGCCAGCCGCTGCAGACCGCTGATCCTGAGCAAAGAGCGCCATGTAATGGGCCACAAATAACTCCACCAGATAGGGGAATATTTTGGCGCCAGTTACTTTTTCGCTCAGCAGGATGTCAGCCAGGTTCAGGCGAAACTGAATCTGCGCTTCTGGGTAGGTGACGGCATCAGTGAATTGCGGGAAGTCGCGGCGAAAGTCTGCCGACGTTGGCAGTGACTTATTTCTTGGCTGCTCCATTGGATTTCTCCAGTCGTGCGGTCAGATCCGCCACCTGGGCGTTAAGCGCGGTGATTTGTTCGTTGCGCTCAACTAGGCCGGCAGCAGCTGCCTGCAGCTGTTCGGTTTGCTCTACTACCTTGTCCTTTTCAATCTCCAGAAGCCGCTGCAGTTCGGTAACCTTACCTTCCAGCTCAGCAATGCGCTGCGCGCCGGCTTCGTCGAGATTTGGCGGGGTGAAATCGCCCAATGCTTCGGTGTGCGCCTCGACAAACCAGTGAGAGGCCACAGCCTCGGGAACGTTGTGACGCCCCTTGCCGAACTCCTGCACCGAGTTATCCGCGTGGGTGAGTTTAAATGGGGTGTGTACGTGGATCGTAACCAGCTTTTCTTTCGTCATTTCGGTAATCCTTCAGGCCCCTTTCGGGGCCGTTCTGGTGATTAGATGCCGTCCACGTAGGACAGGGTTTCTTTGTACACCGGCTCAACCGCACCCAGCTTGGCGTAGTAGGTGGCGATCTGGTACAGGCCGCGATACTGGATAGGCACGCTCTGCAGAGGAACCAGCGGATAGCGGACGTATTTCTTGTCGTTGGTGTAAGCCACCATGCGATCCTTGCCACCGACACCGCGTTTCTTCAGCCATTTGACGGCCTTGATCTCCAGTGGCACGCCGTTCTGATGGTATGCAATGGTGTTAACCGAGAGATAGCTCAGCAGCGACATATTGCCCGCTTCGGAAACCTTGCGGCTCGCCAGCAAAGAATACTGCTCAGGCGGAATACGCAGGTCAGAAGGCACAACGGAATAGCCAGACGCTGCCCAGGCATTCGACAAAATGCTGTTCACGCTATCCAGAATTTCGTCATTGGTGGATGCCGCCCAGGTCTTCGCCGCGTTGTTCAGCGTAACGCCGACCAGGTTGGTCAATCCCTTCAGCCCCAGAGAGTCGTCGCCGATGTAAACCTGCTCATCGTTGTCCATCTGCCACTTGAGCTGCATGCCCTCATATTTCTGGGTATCGATCGGACGGCCTACCTGCTGCGCTGCTGCCAGTTCTACAACAGTCCAGCCCAATTCCATGCCCCACAAGTTCAGTGGGTTGCCGTCTTTACCGATATCGACGTTCACACCCGCAATGGCGGTAGAGTCTTTACCGATCCAGTTCTTGCCGTTCGGGTTTGCGCCAGTACCGGCAGCGCCGAAACTGGTGTTTGTCCAGCTGGAAATGTCATCAGCAATCGACACGTCTTCACGCAGCTGAATATCACGGCTCCAGGTATAGCCCACCAGCGGCAAGTTCAGCGTTTGGTCGAGGCGCTCCAGCTCGCCGATGAGAAACGCACCGGAGCTATCAACGGTTGCCTGATCAAAAGTAATCATTCGTCTTTTCCTTAAATCTTCCAGGAGATTTCAGCGTTGCCGTCGGCATCGCCGGCGCCAGTGAATTCTGCGTTAGGCAGCAGAACGGTTTTGTCGGCAACCAGCGTCGCCATAAAACCGCCCAAGGGAACATCGATAGAAGCGTCAGGGGAAACGACGATGTAGACCGGTGCGCCCTTTTTGATGGTGCTGGCATCGGAGCCCACGTTAACCGTCATGTAGCCACGCTTCATTGCATCGCCGGGGAAGTTCTTGTCTGTGCCCACCTGGCGAACCATGTCAGGCTGCGACGTGGTTGGGTAAGGACGGACATAGATGCCTTTCACTTTGTCGGCGGTGTCACCGTCAGCCAGCGGCACAAAGAAGCCGTCTGCGTCGATCTTCCCGGCCAGGCCATAAGCAGGGAAAGCGTTAGCGGATTTGAGGATTACCGGCTCTACGGTCAAATCCTGCGGGCGAGAGATAGCCCCGGCAATGCCCACAGGCATCCGGTACAGGTATGAAGTCATTGTTTTATCCTTTTCGGTTAGACCAGAATTCGGCGTTCTGCTTGTTCAGGGCGGAGATGTTTTGGGGGCCAAGATTCAGGCGCTGCGCGTCACCTGTGATTTCTCGGGTATTGCGACCTTTCGCAATCTCAGAGATGGCGTTAAATGCCATATTTACCGACTGTTTCGGCAGCTTGCTGATATCAGCGTCACCCACCACCTGGCGAACCAGCGCTTTATCAGCAGCGGCCAGCACGTCACGTTTAAAGGCGGTTGGCTTCACCTTGCGGCTGAGGTCGATACCAGGAACGATGACTTCCGCACGGTAAGCAGAATCGCCGGTAATCGTGGTTTCTTCTTCGTCTTCCTCGCCGTCGCCGGTGGGCTCTTTTTTGTTCTTGTCTTCAGGGTTTTCGCCATTGTCACCAGTTGGCGTCCCTTCGAGTTTTGCCAGCAGCGCTTTCAGCAAGGTTTTGATATCGTCCTCACCGTCGCCGGTAGGCTCGCCGCCCATCTCAGGATCTTTATTCGGGAGCGGCTGCTGAGGTGAAAGATTGATGTTGAGGTTTACGCCGCTTGGCAAATCCCCATCATCCACTGTCACGGCTGCCGGAGCAGATTCCAGCAGTTCGTTCATCGTGTCCGCGTCACCTGTCTTGTGGGCGAAACGAAGGCGCTGTAGCCAGCTTTTCTTTTGAGTTGCCATTGTGTCTCTGTCTCCAATTGCACAACGATTTCCGGCTCTGCCTTTTGGAACAAGAGCCACATGGTTACCTTTGATGTCCACCTGGTCAGCTGTACCAGGGGCCGTCTGTTCGTACTCTGCGTCATAGCCACATGACACCTGCCGCAGACCTTCCTCGATCAACTGGATGGCGTACTCATCTTTGACGATGATGTCGGCCAGCATCAGATCGGATTGATCACCTGTCCCGCGTCTAACGTTCTGGATATGACCATGCGCCAGCTCTTTCCAGTTTTGCGGATTGATCAGGCGAACGTTTCCTTCCGCGTCCTCCGGGTGCAGCACTGTGATGCTCATCCCTTCAAACGAAGCTAGCGTAGCAGGATCGAATACCTGCTCTGGCGAGCGTCTGACGATGATTTCTCCCGCTGCGTTCGGCTTCAGATTAGGCAGGTCTTTGGCTGAGTAGACTTGCGTACCTGTTCGGGCGATCGGCACGTCCTTACACAGCAGTGAGCCGTCAGCCAGCCTGTAGCGCGTCTCACCCAGTCGGGTTTCAAAGAAATATTTCATGGGTTACCTGCTGAATGGCGGGCATAAAAAAGGCCGCTTGCGCGACCTGTATCCAGGGGGATAATTTCGCCGATTTCCGGCGTATTTAACATAATAGACCTTTTGCGCACCACGCGATCGGCACTCGATGCAAATGCGGGCTGAGAGACGTAAAACTCTCAACTTTCTCGGCTGAAAGCCCACGTTTTTCACTACAACATTTTCGCAACAATTCACCGCTATTGCAGTTCAGCGAGAATTGATAGCGAAGCCCGCATTTTTCACTTTCTCGGCCCAGGGATGTGAACTTCAGACCAGCATTTGCAATTCGGCAGACATCCGGCGTGACCGGTCATGCCGTCCAGCGTCGGCGGGTTGTGCCAGTAAACGAACTTATCCCGCATTTTTTTATGCGATGGTCGCGTGCCAGCGCCTTCAATGCGCCACCAATAACCATCAGAACCAACCGCCAGCGCTCGAGCCTGCGTCAGTGCGCCCGTGGCACGTCCTATCTCCGTGCGGGCAATCATCTTCGCTCTACTGGCCGCTACATCACCGGACTGCATAATCATCTCGTACAGCGCATCGGGGCGTTCGCCGTGAATGGTGGCCTGTATGGCGCGCTGCTGGATTTCTCGGACGCGATCTGCGGCTTCCAGCGGCAGCGACTTCATCAGTTGGATTTGCCGGTAGACGATATCCTGTGTCACCTGGCCGATCGGCGTGTTGCCGACTACATCCCGAAGCCCCTCGGAAATCTGCTGTGATACCGATTTCCACTGGTTCCACTCCTCGCGCTCCACCTGCAGGAACATTTTCTGACCGACCATTGCCGCCCAGTCGTCCAGCACCTGCGAGTAGTCGATGAGGTGATCGGCTACCGTGTCAGCGCTTGCCTGGGAACCATCGTAGGAGCCAGTTACGATCTGATTTATCTGACTGACTATCCCCAGTAGGCTTTTCTGATACTGGATTTCGGAACGCCGGCGCAGGGCCGGTTTCAAGTTCAGGCTCCTCATACTGCGACTGCGCATTATCGATGTCCTCATCAGTGATCGATGCACCAATACCCGTCACATCCGAGTTTTCGCGCAAATCCGTCATCGCAGCCTTTGGCGACATCAGCCCGTCATTCAGCGCAGTGCTGATGGCCGTCACGGTGTTCACCGCCACTGTTGATCGGTCAACGTCGGACATCTGCCACAGCGGGTTAAACTCAAAGGTGAAGTCCTCCGGCAGCTCCTTGCCCAGCTCAGAGCGGTGCATGATGTCGAGCACCTTCCGAAGCGGCAGACGCAGGCGGCGCTCTTGCAGCGAGCTGACGCGGTCGTAGTAGTTGGCAAGATCAGCATCACCCGTTGAGAAACCTTTCGGTGACTGACCGAACAGGCGCACCAGCGGAATGCCGACGGCGCCACTGATCTGCTCTGCAAACTGTGAAATGACGTCATCCAGCCCGCTGAAGCTGTACTGGTGCGTTTCAAACTTATCCTTGGTATCCATGAGGGTCATGCCCTCATTGCTTTGGAACTGGCGGATAAGGTCGATATTTTTCAGAAGTGCCTCAAACGCGGGGCCGCCAAGCGCGATCAGTTCGCGAAGCTTCTCCACACTGTAGGTACGCAGGTGTGCTTTATAGATCAGCTGCGCAGCGCCTACGGTAGCGCTGTCGAATGCGGTCAGCCTGTCCCAGATGCGCTCTACAACTGACATCCCCCATTCGTTCTCGGTCATTTTCTGCTGGAATGGCAGCGTAACGCCGTCGAACCGGATCAGGCGGCTGTGATGTATCCGCCAGGCGGGAATGCCCGTAGCGGTCGTCACAACGTCGTAGAATTCGGGCTTACCGAGGTCTGGCCCCATCTCTTTAATGCGGCGGGTGAGCACAGGGTTAATCATCCAGCGGTCAAGCGGGAGGATGCCCTTAAACTTACCTTCGCCAATCGTTTCCAGGCGCAGCGGCGTAAACGGCGCTTGCCCCTCGATCATGATGAAGCCAACCGCGCCGCCATAGAGCCGTGACCATTTCAGCACGTCATTCAGTGCATCCCAGATCTGCATGTTGTCCAGTTGAGACTCAATAACGCCACGGTCTTTCGCGTCAATCTCTGACGTGATGCGAATACCTTTGCGGGTCATATCGTCAGGGATGGCGTCTACGGCTTCACCAATTACCCAGGATGAGCGATATGACCACTCAACCATCATGCGGTTGCGACTGGTGAAGTTTGCCCGGTAAGTCGATGCTGAATGCTGGTTAGGGGTTTGCATCCCAACGCGGGCGACAAAGTTCTCGTACCCGTCGGCGGTGGCTTGTGCCGTCCGCTTTGAGGTGGGTTTATTTCGTGCCATCAGGCCTGTCTCCCTAACAGCTCCCAGATATTCAGGGCTGAATTCATTGGCGCGTAACTGATCATCACCGAGTCGGCCAGGTTGGGCGATTTGGTGCCGTCAGGCTGTTTGTCCACAACGATTTTCCCCACCCCGTTGATTGAGTAGGTCGGCTGTGAAAGTTCGATGATGAGTTTGTCTTTGTTTTCCATCGTGCTGCTGATGGAGATGATTTCGTCGGGGTTGTACGGCATTTTTTCGACAACCGCGCGGTAGGTGTTTTGGAACAGCTTGCGCAGACGCCACCAGCTCTGTGCTTTGGCGTTGGCAAAGAAATCTTTGTTCAGCCGCGCCTGCTGGCCATTGTCGCCGCGTACCGCTTCATCGTCGGGATCAAATACCGCGCCGCTCCCCCTGAATGGGGTCGCCAGAATCATCGGCCGGCGGGCGGCTTTACGCAACTCGTTGATGGCGCGGGCGTCGCCGCGAACACCAGCCCCTAATCCGTCCTCGTCGAAACGGTACTCATCGATGTTGTCCGCGTCGCAGAACCCGAAAACCTTCTCAACCGACTGGTAGATGTCGCTGCCAACGCCTGACCACTCGCGGACGTTCTCCAGCAGGAAGCCGTGACGGGTCGAAAATGAGTTTTTATCGCGCCCTTCGTCTGCAACGTCCATTGCGCCAAGGCGTTTACCAGTAGGCTGAATACCCAGCTTGATATGCGCATCAACAGCGGCCTGAACCCAATCGGACGGAATAAGCACGCCCTCGGCGGATGCGCTGTAGTTAAGGTCGAGCTCTTGCGCCACCACCACCGGGTTATCGATTTTGTCGCATTCCCTGCGATACCAGGCATCGTCTTTGCGCGGATCGCTACGCCAGTGGAACGTGAACACCGGTATTTTTCCGCTATGACGTTTTTGGGCGAATGGGTTAGCCATGCCGTTGACCGAACTCAAATCGATACGGCAGCGCGTTGTCTGCGACAGCGCAGCGTCGATCAGCAAAGGGCGCTGCAAGAATGCCGCCTCGTCCACCAGATAGAGCGTGGTGCGGTCACCGCGTCCAATGTTATCGCCAGCCTCGCCTTTGATAACGGCGCCCGTATCGGGGAATTCAACGCGCATATAGGGGGCGTGTTTTTTTTCGCTCCAGCTGCCGCGAAATTCCACCGGCAGCGTTTCAACGAATTTGCGCGCCTTCCAAAACAGCGCCTTTGGGTCACCGGTACTGTCCACGTACTCCTCTTTACGGGAGCCGAAGCCAATCACCATTTCTTTGTTGAACAGGCACAGCGAACAAGCCAGCCCGATTGCCGTCCAGCTCAGCCCCATCTCACGGCTCTTTTCCGTGATGCCGTTCTCCATGTTTTCCCGTCGGGTCATAATCCAGTGGATCCACTCCTCCTGTTTGGGGAACAGCAGAAACGGGATTGTCACCGGCAGACCGTAGTCGATGTTGCGGGGGTCGGTCGTCATGCCCCAGTCGATGATGAACTGGGCCGGATTGGTGCGGTAAAACTCGCGAATAGCTGGCAGCGTTTCCGGGTTAGCCCTGATGCGCTGCAGGCGCTCCATCCTCCATTCGAACACCTGGGTGTAATCCGGGTTTTTGAAGTCGAACGGGAACGGAATAGGCATAGCTCGCTACTCTGGGAAAAATGTTTGAAAAATGGGAGTATTTAACATAATGACCGTTACCCGCACCGGCGAAACAGCACTCACCCGCTGATCACGCTCAGTGGGTGATTTGTCAGGGTTTTCTCGTCGGATTGGTCGGAAACGGACTGCATAAACGATGCATAAAACAGGGGTGTTTTTGCATAGCCCTGAAATTGAATTTCCGGGGTGTTTTCAGCAGTTTTACCCCATCAACTTACGATAGGCCTCTGCCGCCTCTTCGGCTGACATGTTGGTGTTCTCGGTCTTGATGGCACCACCGCCGGGGCCGGATAGTTCGGTTTTCTTCGGCGCTTCCCAGCCCATCATTTCACCGAGCTGCTTAATCGCCGCCTTCGGGTCGTGCATCTTCAACTTGATGCCGTCCTTGCCCGTCGTCAGTTCGGCAACGGCCGCCATCGCTTCAGGGTCTTGCAAGGCCGAATCGCGGAATGACCAGGACGCTTGATAAACCGGTTTTCCCTCTTCATCCTCACCTATCTGGCAGTTTTTAAATTCTGCGATATCGGTCAGCGCTGTGCGGCCCATCTTCGACAAACGCTCCAGCGCTTCGGTGCGCGTCATGATCGCCTCATTGATGGCTTCGTACTGCACGGACTTGAGGAAGGTTTGGACATTACCATTTCTTACCATCACGGCGGCTTTCGAGTGGACTCCGTCGCCCTTCGCTTTCCCTCCCGCGTTACGGTAGGCCTCCGCCTGGCGGTCGCCATTCAATAGGCAGGTAACGAATTTCTTTTGCAGCTTCGTCAGGGCATCGAAAAGCGCCTTCTGTTCTTCTGTCAGCGTCATTTCGACTCCTTTTAGAACTATTCACTACCTCTAGAATTATAAACCCCGTGGCGCAATTGCCAGGCACTGATTAATTCAGTGCGTTTATTCTGTCAAAGGCACTCGATGAATGCCTTTTGCAGAATTTTATAAACCACGGTTCCGATCGGCTACCCTTTTCATGTATGCCCCCGTAGCGACCACTGATTCTCCTTCTAGCAATTCCGCGCGGGTGCCGGTGACAATTGCTGTGTAGTGCGAGTGCCTGTTCTCTGCCAGCCACTCGATAAGTAGTCTGGCTGCATCTTCGAAACTTCCCGTAGCCCAAGATTCGCCGCAATCCTCACCGCTACTTTGTAAATTGTTTTCCATCCTGTTTTTCCTCATCGAGTCTTCGAATCTCAAGAAGCTGGTTGTTCGCTTTGTCGAGCGCAGCCAGCAGCGGATCAATCCAAAGCACGGCCTGGCAATAAGTCAGGGTGCCGGAGGCAGTGGCGCCAGTACCGGTTGCGTCAGCGTCGCCGGTATCAGCTGACATTGCGCGGGAACGTAGACGGTACGTGTAGTCGAGCAGCCCACCAGCAACAGCGGCAGGCACAGCCAGATCACACGTCGGCTGTTTCTTGAGGATCGTCCGGTATTCAATTTCTTTCCCCTGGGTGGCCGCGTCGGTTTTGATGCCGTACTGATTCGCCGCGTTGCTGATTTCGTTGGCGCGCTGAAAGTGAAGCGCTT